CTATTTTCAAATTCTATATCCGCATCAATCCACGCGAATGCTTTCCAATTTTTAGGTAATAAATATTTTACGCCTAAGTTAATCATATTTTCTTTATGCCAAATAGGTGTGTCAACGCATAGTTGTAAATGCTTTTTATTTTTTTTATCTGTAACAATAAACCTTTGGTCTTTATAAATCAATTCTACAACAAAGAGTTCAACGTTGGTTTCTTCTTCTTCAATTCTTTTAACGAATTCTTTTAATAAAATGTATCTTTTAGCATATAAACAAGGGTTAGATATAGCAATGACCACATTTAATTTACCTTCAATCGGGTCATTATTTGTAATCGCATATTTTATGTCATTTAATTTATAATTAATATTATCAATTTCAATGCCGTTAATAACTGTCATATATTTACTTTATATTTAAATTATGTATTTTATACCCAAAATATGTAATTTAAATATAAATGTAATTTTAAATAAAATTTTAAATAAGTTTATTAATAATATATTTATTAGATATTATTAGTATGGAGTGGAAATGGACACGCGGTGAACCTTATGAAAGAACAAGAAGAATGAAACATCAACAAGAAATCGAAAATAAAGAATTTAGTAAAGAAACGGAGAAAGACGCTTATACAACATCTTTAAACCATGATGAAAATACCTGGGAGATAATGAACCAAGATATGTACGGTTCATCAGGATTCAAAGTTTCAAATAAGAGAGAATCATTAGATTCTAAAATGGCGGATAGAGGTTTAACACAACAAATAGGCGGGAATCCATTTTTAGGTCAAAATAATTATATCGACGATGTATCAATTAGAGATCAATTTTTGAAACCAATTAATACGACACAAGGACAAATGAGAGCAAGCGCAAACAGTAACTAAATTATGCTAAAGATCTGCTGCACATGGAATACAATAAACGGTTCACAAAGTAAACAAGGAAGATGTTAAATAGCAAAAGAATACCATTAGAGAATATTCTTAAATTTAAATTTCGGTAATTCTTGACTACAAATATCAACTCAGTAAATAATGCGAAAACTAACATACCAAAAAAGAATATAGTTAAAATGCGAAAGTATAAACAAGCGCTAACATCTAAAGGTCCAAAATAGGTTGTGATAAAATCAGACATGTTATATAGTATATAAATATTTTATCTACATTTTACAAAAAGTAAAATATTATTTGTTAAATATTATTTGTTAAATATTATTTGTTAAATATTATTTGTTAAATATTATTTATTTAATAAACAACTTAAATATGTTTTGGACATTCTAATTAATGAGTCTAAATACTAGTTATATAACGCAAAATGAATTGTTGCTAAATAATTTAATGGATTTTTATAAAGATGAAAAATACTTAACTCGAATGCTTAAAATCATTACTGGCGAGTCAAGAATATCCCTTAGAATCGTTGATTGGTTCGCCACAAATTATGCTAAAAAGAATTATACATTATATCCTATTGTTGAAACAAATGGGAATATAATTCGTTTCAAGGTTTATTTTGATTATAAATTAAAGTTGAAGGCATATAGTAAAAAACGTTTTGACCCTTTTTGCCGTTGGGATAGAATAAGTATTCCATATAAAAATAGCACTTGTATTGAAACCACCATTGGACAACTGAATTTTTTTAAGTGGGCGATTGAAAATAAAGTGATTGAATACATCGAAGAAAATTATGAAACAATTGAGAAAGATATGAATAGTCGAAATAGCACGTCAAAAAGGAAAGAAACTATTATAGATAACTCTAAAACTAGAAAGAAGAGAGAGGAGTTATCCGTTTCAGCAATTAAAAGTATTAAAAAGGAAGAAGTAGAAATTGTCGTACAATTCCATTAAAGCAACTAGGGCTTTCAAAATAAAAAATTATAATATATTATTTATTTATACTATAAATGAATAATATTCAAAAAAGGTTTCTACTTTTTCTCATTGGATGTATAGGAACTCGTTCAGCGTTTGTTCTAATCGCTAAAAATATTAGCGTTAATTATTTGCCTTATTTGGGATATTTAGCGCTTCTACCTGCTATTGGTTTTATCTATATATATTTAACCGGATCTAGACAAACTGGCGGTGAAGTTTTTGGTGAAAAAATATGGTGGAATGATTTAAGACCGTTACATTCACTATTATATTTTCTATTTGCTTATAATGCTATTATAGGTAATAAACAAGCGTGGATATATCTATTGGTCGACGTTTTAATTGGACTAATAAGTTTTGTAGTTTTCCATTATAAGAATGGTGATTTTTCAAAATTGATTTAACTACGATATCATATAAAGCAAAGTAAAACGTTATTATTTACCTGTTTCCGTTTTTTATTTACGTTTTCTTGTTTTTTTTAGTTTTTTATTTTTTCTTGATTTTTTATTTTTGCGTTTTTTAGTTTTCCCACCAAAAAAAAATAGTTTTCTACTTTTAGTTCCTACGTTTAATTTATTCATATCATATATTTTACTACCTTTTTCAGTAGTTTGCCTAATAACAAAATAATTAAATCGCATTGTTTCGGTTGAAAATTCTTCACATGAAGGATTCATTACAAATTTATAGTAATTAACGGAAGGAACTGTAATAGCCCCTTTATTACCCCAATCATTTCCCCAAGAGTTTAAAATAGTTACGTCGTTCGGGGACCATTCTTTAATTACCACCACGTGTGAATCTATGGGAGGGGTACACTTTTCTTCATAACCTACGGAAACATCGTAAATTTTGTTCATAATCATATCCTGTTGGTTTGAAGGCATAGAATAAGAAAACCCAACATACATTTTATTTTTTAACGCTTCACGGGCACCTTGAGGAAAATTTGTAATCCAGTTTTCTTCATGAGATTTAGAAGCGTCTTTTAAAGATAATGTTTCCATTATATTTACAACGGTAATGGAATTGCTACTATTAAAAGTAAGATATTTTTCAATTAAAATTCTAGCATTTACATCAATTTCTTTTGAAATAATATATCCATTTTCATGCTGTTCACGTTTATAACTACCTAGAATTGTATTATCCAACCCATAAAACGCTCTAGTGTCATCACAAAATGCTTTTAAAACCTCGAACGTTGTGTAACCATTACATCCATACGTTTTTGTAATAGTAAATAATGTATAATAAAAAAGAATCATATGATTATATCGTTTAGCAATAGGACACCTTTTAGAAAGTATTTTTTCAACGAATTCGGATTCTAAACTAGAAGCATAAGCATCCTTAGTAACAAAACAATTTTGGTATTTTGTTATATTTTCAGGGGTTTTATCATTATAAAGTAAATTTGATTCATCAGAATTAATTGTAAAATCGTTTGGAATAATTTGTGTAATTAATCTTGTAATTAATCTAGCGGAAACGTGTGCAAAACATGTTCCTTCTTGTCCCTGATTCTGAGCACCAAGAGAAGAAGTTCTAGTCAAAAGTGACGAATTAGAAGCGCTAGATATACTGTCTGGACCAAATCGAATGGCCTTAGATCTAGGTCTACTTTGTACAACTTCCTCCTCAGCAAGAAAAGGATAATTAGAAACGTTAGATGTGTTGAGTATTTCATTATCATTTTCATTATCACTTGTTCTACCATCATCATGATAACCATAATCATCGTCATCGCCAAAAAACGTCGTCTTTGACTCTGGTGTATTAGTAAATATAGGTTTTTTAGGCATCTTATATATGTTATATATGTTATATATGTAAAATAAAATATAAAACCAAAAATAAATATTTAAAAAATAAGTTAAATATTTATGTATGGGAAATTCTCAGTCAATTCAAACAATACAAAAAATAAATTATGAAGACATTCAATATGTTATAAAAAACGCTGAAACGCATCTTTTAATAAATACCTTAGGCGAATTAGAACAAGAATGTTTGATAACAAATACTGTAAATATAAATAAAGAAACCGATTTGATCAATAAATTCATTAAAACTGGAAATAAAAATGTTAAAATAATTATTTATGGACGAAACTGCAATGATGAAAAAATATACTCCAAATATAGTCAATTAAATTCCCTCGGATTTTATAATTTATTTGTATACCCAGGAGGGTTATTTGAATGGCTTATGTTACAAGATATATACGGACAAAATGAATTTCCTACAACAAAAAAAGAATTGGATATCTTAAAATATAAACCAGGCAAGGTGTTAAATATTCAAATGCTTGAATATTGAGAATTGAGCATTAGAATTAAGTCGGTTTCATATTGTTGTTTTTTTGGTTTTTGAATGCCCATATTTATATTTTTTTCTGGATTTATTTGCTAAAATAAACGCCTTTTTTGTATGACTACAACCTTTTTTTATTATATCAAAATCAACGGCTGCGGATTTCCCAGAAGTTAAAGAACTCGCTAATCTTGCTAATCCCCAAGATTGTGGCGTTTGGTTTGGTCTTGAACCAGAGGAATAATATGCTCCTTCTCCTTTTTTCACAATTTGTTTCAATGCTTTTAATTTACATCCTGTTTTCATTGCTAATTCTTTATTGGGTGAAATGTTGGTTATATTATATATTTTACGTGCGTTTATTATATGTTTTGATTTTTGGTTTTTATAAGAGGATACATTTTTTCGCGTATAATATTTATTTTTTTTATACATGTTTTTTGATTTCATTAGCATTTTAAATTGCGTCTGTTTGTCTTTTTTTGTCAACTGTTTTGGCAAATATCTCATTGGAAATTTAAGGAGATCCATTTACTATATATTTACCATATATTTATAAAAAAAGTGTTTTATATTTTTATATTTTTATTTATTTGGTAAGTAGTATAATATGTTTTTTATTTGTTTATAAGTACATGGTTCATAACTGCTATGTTTGATAATTGGTCCGCGCGTTTATTGAATTTTCTGTCAACATGATGATATTGTATTTTTTCAAAATATTTTTCTAGTTGCTTCGCTTTATCGTAGAGTTCAATTAAATTTGGCGAATTACAATTATAAATCCCTTTCATTTGGTTAATAACAAGTTGACTATCTCCCTCAACCAATATATTTGTAATGTTCATTTTTTTTGCTTGTTGAAGTCCTAGGATAAGTCCAGCGTATTCTGCGTGATTATTTGTAAATTTATCTCCTACAAAGAATTGGTCACTCCATATTTCTTCGCTATCTTCATATATAACCGCACCCGCGCCTGACAACCCGGGGTTCCCTTTACTGCAACCATCGAAATTCATCTTAAATTCAAAATTTTCTCTTGGGATTTCAATGACCAGTTTTTTTGTTGGTTTAATTTGTGGCGTAGGTTTAATTTGTGGAAACATATTAGGATACGTTGTTAAATATATTTTATATCTTTATTTATTTGTTAGTTGTATTCTTTTATTTCAATTTTAAAATATAATAAACCATTTAAATATATTTTATTAACATAATATAAAGAATGTTCTTTTGGATTCTATTTTTCTCTCTATTTACGAATAAAATATATGCTGATACCGAGTGCCCTTATGTTTCTTCTAGCGGCGATAGACGCAAGGATAAAAGCAAGTTACGTTTAGTTCAATACAATGTTGAGTGGTTGTTTATCGATTACTATACAAATATGGACTGCCCTGGCGATGGTTGTACTTGGAAAACCGTTGCTGACGCACAAACGCACTTGGATTATGTTGTCAATGTAATTAAAGAAGTTAATCCGGACATAATTAATTTTTGCGAGGTGGAAGGTTGTGATGAATTAAATATGTTGAAGGACCAATTAGACGGAACATACATGCCATACTTAAAAAAAGGAACTGATACTAGCACGGGACAGAATGTTGGACTTTTGACACGTATCGATCCTCTTGTAAATTTATACAGAACAGAAGAAAAGCACAATTATCCTTTAGCGGGGTCTAAATGTGGCTATATCGGTTCACAAGGTTCTTCTGGTGTTAGCAAACATTATATAACGGAATTTAAGTTTAATGGAATGAATGTGGCTTTTATTTCGGCACATTTTATTGCGATTCCAACTGACCCGGCAAGATGCGCACAGAGAGAAGCACAAGCGACCGTTTTACAAACAGTAATTTCTGATTATATTTTTAAGAATTATGAGGTCATTGTGTTGGGGGATTTTAACGATTATGATGCCGAAACGTTAGATGTCAATAGTGATAAACCGACTTCTGTTGTGTTGGATATTTTGAAAGGCTTTAAAGGCGACCTTGCTAATAACTACGAACTACATAATATTGCCGAACAAATACCTCAAAATGAGAGATATAGCGACTGGTGGGATTCAGATAATAATTGTAATACAACTTCAAAAAATGATTATTCGATGATAGACCATGTTTTAGTTACGGATGCTATAAGAAAAAACGTAGAGAATGTTTTTATATACCATGGATACGATGAATATTGTGGTAAATATGACTCTGACCATTATCCGGTCATAGTTGATTTAACTATGTAGAAAGCGCGCTCTGATAAATAATGTATTCTTATATATTATTTATTTATTTTTTGAATTTCTTCTCTTCTTCTTTGTCGTTCTCTTCTTCTTTGTCGTTCTCTTCTTCTTTGTCGTTCTCTTCTTCTTTGTCGTTCTCTTACCCCCTTTGCTAGAACTAGAAGAACCAGTATTTTCCTCTATAAAATTATAGTTTTCCAGCATACCACTGTCTACTAATGTTTTCATATAATCATTCATATAAAAGTTAATCTTATCACCATTAAGATTATTTATTAGACCTTCCTCTC